TTGTCAGGAAGGTGCTGGTGATTGCGCCGTTGCGCGTGGCACGCGACACATGGCCCGAAGAGATACAGAAATGGGATCACCTTCATGGGCTGACCTGCTCCGTCGCGCTCGGCACGGAAACGGAGCGCAAAGCGGCGCTCACACGGCGCGCCAGCGTGTTCATCATCAACCGCGAGAATGTGCAATGGCTCATTGAGGAAAGCGGACTGCCCTTTGATTACGACATGGTGGTGATCGACGAACTGTCATCATTCAAATCATATCAGGCAAAGCGGTTCAGAAGTCTCCTGAGAGTGCGCCCGAAAGTTAACCGTATCGTAGGTCTGACGGGAACGCCAAGCGGAAACGGACTGATGGACTTATGGGCAGAGTTCCGCATCCTCGATATGGGCATACGGCTCGGTCGGTTCATCACCCGCTTCCGCACGACGTACTTCACACCCGACAAACGCAACGGGCAGGTCGTATTCAGCTATAAGCCGCTGCCCGGTGCGGAAGAGGACATCTATCGAAAGATTTCGGATATCACTATCTCCATGAGAGCAGCCGACCACTTGAAAATGCCTGAGTGCGTGATAAACGAAGTAAAAGTCAAGCTGTCGGATGAAGAGCGTCAGGTCTACGACCGCTTCAAACGGGAATTGGTGGTATCACTCAAAGACGAAGAGATCGACGCCGGAAACGCCGCCTTACTGGCGGGTAAGCTCTCGCAAATGGCAAACGGTGCGGTATACGGCGAAAACAAGCGGGTATTGCCGATTCATGCGCGAAAACTAGACGCTTTAGAAGATTTGATCGAAGCAGCGAACGGAAAGCCCGTGCTGGTCGCATACTGGTTCAAACACGACCTTGCGCGAATTCAGGAGCGGCTGCACAAACTCCACATCCCGTTCGCCACGTTGGATACCGCCGAAAGCATTGTCCGCTGGAATCAGGCCGAGCTACCCGTGGCGCTGATCCATCCAGCGTCAGCGGGACACGGCTTGAACTTACAGGCTGGCGGTTCGACCATCATCTGGTTCGGACTGACATGGAGTCTGGAACTGTACCAGCAGACTAACGCCCGTTTATGGCGGCAAGGTCAGAAATCCGACTCTGTGGTGATATGCCATATTATCGCAAGCGGCACGATTGATGAGCGCATCATGGCCGCGCTTCAGAAAAAGAATAAAACGCAGACCGCCCTTATCGACGCGGTTAAAGCAGATTTGGAGGAAGCACTTTGATGGATCAATTTGAGGGACTGGCAAACGCCATTGTCATACAAGCTTCGGTCGATTACAGGCTGGCGCTTAAGCAGCTTCGGCAGAATCCGGACTTCCAGCCAGCAATTAGCAGGAAGCATGAAGTCGAACGGTTTTTTCGTTCAGAATGGTTCTCCATTCTAACGCGCGTCGATGGACCCGAACTACTGGCACGGCTCAAAACGGAGGTGGAAATATGACGGCAAGAGACTACTTATCTCAGGCATATCGGCTTGACCAGCGCATTAACAGTAAGCTAGAACAGGTTGAATCCCTGAACGGGCTGGCAACGAAAGTCAACAGCACGCTCACCGGGATGCCAAAGAATCCCAACCACGCCACTTCCACTATGGCGGATACCGTAACAAAGATCATCGCCTTGCAGGCGGAGATCAATAACGACATCGAGCGACTGGTGGATTTGAAGCGGGAACTGGTCGCTGTTATAAAGGCGGTGTCGAACACGGAACGTCAAACGCTGCTGGAACTACGATACCTTTGCTTCAAAACATGGGAACAGATTGCGGTGGAGATGAACTACACCGTTCGCAACGTGCACCTGCTCCATAAGGAAGCGTTGACAGCCGTTGTCGTTCCAGCAAGTCTTCACTAAATTTCACTACTTTTCACCGTCGGTCATATGATAGTGTTATGGTAGCGAAACAGAATACGACAGCCACCCGGGAGAAATCCTCGGTGGCTTTTTGTTTGCCCTGAGGAGGCGACTATATGCCAAAGCGACCCAAGCGTCCCTGCTCCCACCCCGGCTGTGGCAGATTGACTGATGGTCGGTATTGCGACGAGCATAGGCAGATTGCCGAGCATCATTACAATAAGTATCAGCGCGATCCTGACACCAGTCAACGTTATGGTCGGGCATGGCGGAGAATCCGTGCGCGTTATATTCAGTCGCATCCGCTTTGCGAGCAATGTCAGAGCGAAGGCAGGCTGACGCCTGCGCAGGAAGTGCATCACATCCTGCCGCTGGCGGACGGAGGTACACACGACGTGGGAAATCTCATGGCGTTATGTAAGAGATGCCACTCCAGCATTACGATCGGCTGCAACAACAAAAAACATCAATAGAGAACGCGAAAACTACCCCCGTGGGGTATATCAATCTCCACAGCTTTCATTTTTGTGCAACGCGGTCGGGTCGCGTGCGAAAATTCGCGGTTTCAAGAGAGGGTATAGGCTCATAAGTTATTTGGGAGGAAATGCACATGTCAAACGGTCACGGAGGGCCGCGCCCCGGTGCGGGTCAGAAGAAAAAGCCGCTCGCGGATAAGATGCTCGAGGGCAATCCCGGCAAACGGAAGCTGACGGTCATGGCGTTTCCGAACGCTGCGGAATTTCAGGGCGCCGACATGCCGCGGCCAAGCGCAATGCTGTCTGCAGTGCAGAAGGACGGTACGATTTTGCAGGCCGGCGAGATATACAAAGCCACATGGAGTTGGCTAGATAATCGTGGCTGCGCTTCGATGGTGTCTCCGCAGGTATTGGAACGTTATTCCATGATGGCGGCAAGGTGGATTCATTGCGAGGAAATCATTACGAAAACAGGGTACCTGGCAAAGCACCCGACTACCTCTATGGCGATCCAGTCTCCGTATGTTGCTATGAGTCAGAACTACATGACGCAGACGAACCGGCTCTGGTTTGAAATCCTCCAGATCGTCAAAGATAACTGCATCACCGACTATACGGGCTCAAGCCCGCAGGACGACGTTATGGAGCGGCTACTGACCGCGCGCAGGGGGAAATGAGCATGGACGAAGTACAGTCGTTCATCCATTCGCTCCGGCATCACCGTCTGACAAGCCAGCAGCGAAAGACGCTGCGCGGGCAGGCGCTCGCTGGGAATCTCCAAGCCGCGCGTACGGGATTACAAAAAATCATGTCGAAAGGAAAAAACCATGGTCATTAAAACGCTGCCGGTCGGTAAGCTGATCCCGGCGGATTACAATCCGCGTAAAGACCTGAAGCCCGGCGATCCGGAATATGAAAAGCTGAAGCGTTCGCTCACGGAATTTGGATATGTGGAACCGGTGATCTGGAATAAGACCACCGGGCATATCGTGGGGGGACATCAGCGCGCGAAAATTTTAATCGAAACCGGCGTGACCGAGGTCGAATGCGTCGTCGTGCAAATGAGCGAAGAAAAGGAAAAAGCGCTCAACGTCGCGCTGAATAAAATCAGCGGCGAATGGGACAAGGATAAGCTATCTTTGCTGATTGCCGACCTGCAGGGCGCGGACTTCGACGTATCGCTGACAGGTTTTGACGCCGTTGAGATTGATAAGCTGCTGAACAGCGGCATGGATGCCGAGGATGACGACTTTGACGTGGACGCCGAACTCGAAAAGCCCGCTTTCTCCAAACTCGGAGATTTGTGGACGCTTGGCCGGCATAAAGTCATATGTGGCGACAGCACCAAGCCCGAAACATATGCCGCTCTGATGGGTGGGAAACAGGCAAACCTGATACTGACCGATCCGCCTTATGGTATCGACTACGACAAAGGCGTGGCGGGCAAAATCAAGAACGACAAGTTTGACAGCGATGAAGGATTTTATACTTTTCTCCACGACGCTTTTTCGGCGATGGCGGGGTCTCTCGCTTCGGATGGCGCGGCATATGTATTCCACGCCGATAGCAAGGGGCTGACTTTCCGCAGGGCGTTTGAGGATGCGGGTTTTAAGCTGTCTGGATGCTGCATCTGGGCAAAGAACACGTTCACGCTCGGCCGTTCGGATTATCAATGGTGCCACGAACCTTGCCTCTATGGTTGGAAGAAATCCGGCAAACACAACTGGTTCGGCGACCGCAAGCAGTCCACGATATGGAACTTCGACAAACCAAGCCGCTCGGAGAAGCACCCAACAATGAAACCAGTGCAGCTGCTCGCTGTGCCGATGAAGAACTCGACGCAGACCAATGGCGTGGTGCTCGACCCCTTTGGCGGTTCAGGCAGTACCCTGATTTGCGCGGAACAGTTGGGGAGCGAAGCCTTCCTGATTGAACTGGACGAAAAATTCGTAGACGTTATTATTCATCGCTACATCGAAGCCGTCGGAAGTGCCGACGGTGTTTTTGTAGAACGGGGTAGCAAGTCAATTCCATATGCGAAGGTGATAGCCGATGTCTAACAAATACTGGTTTTCTGAGGATGGG